ATGATACAGCGAGTCGAAACTGAGAGATTCGACATCATCAAAGAGCGCATTAGCTTCGGCAATTCTTCTGTCCGCAGTGTCGGCATATTTTGCTTTTTAGGTTTCTCGAATGCCATTCCGACACCTGATGCCGGGTTTGCATCAGTCAGACCAGTGTTAACCGCATAAATCATTATTTCGTTAATACGCTGTACCGGCAACAAACTGTCTCCAGTTCCCCTCGTGCTTTGATTGGCTCGAGTGCTTCAACAATCGTTCTGGCTTTTATCTCCTGAACGGGTATCGCACCGATTGCCGGGAACACATCTTTATCTAAAGAACGCCAAATATCCTTTGCATAATCCTCTGTGACACTTCTGCTTTTTATCTGGAACCAGTACAGCCACTGTTGAGAAAATGCTGTCTAACTCAATCTGACGTTGTTTTGATGCCTGCTCTTGTTGCTGTTGCGGATCCATACCTTGTGCGAGCGTGGTTAAGTGCTGGTCGCGCATCTGACGAGCTGCTGCGAGAGTAAGGGCAGGGTATGAGCCGAGACTCAAATTTGTGCGGCTGCTGCTTCCCGGTCGTTGATAACGGAAGCGCCAGAGGTTTTGACGAGTAAGAACAGGCCATCACCTTCATGCAGGGTGAAGTCTTTTTCTCGGGGTTTCGCTTTGAGGATTTCGTTGTTAGTGAGGGGGCGTGTAATGCGCGCCATGTTTGGATCCCTTCCATAATTGGTACACGTTTAATGGACCACAGTATAGCGTATACCTAAACGTGTACCAATTTTCTCTGGATTTAGCCGGATACCCTCGGACAACGACAGACACAAAAAAGCCCGCATGGCTTGCGCCGTGCGGGCTCTCAGGACTTCATCGGATGACTCTGGTAATCACCGATGGAGAATTTTGGTGGAGCTGGCGGGAGTTGAACCCGCGTCCGAAATTTCTACATATTATTTTTATTACAATGAAAACAGTATATTACGTTTAAAAACAGAGGTTTAGTGTTATTTGGTGTTTGACCATTTTATGCGTTTTTAATGCTCTGTCGCCACTTTGCCGCCAAGGATGTTCATATAAGGAGGCTTAGCATAAACCTCCTTGGTCTGCTGGAAAGTGGTTTTGGAGAACCTTCTTTCTTCTGACTGTAAATATTTTAGCAGACGTTGGTGTTTGTTTTCTAATATTTGACTATTTCCAGCCAGATCGTAAATATCGGATGTGATGTTATAAAGCCAATAAACTACAGCTTTGATTTCAGGTTCTGAAAAATAGGTGGTATTAAATACATATTCATTATTGTGATTGTAGATGTAAGAGTGTTTCCTTTGTATAGTGTTAACTTTAAGTAGGTTCATAAGCTTGATAATTTTAAGATCAATAGAAATTAAAGATACTATCTCTGACTTCAAATCACCCTTTTTGATACCAACAATTTCTTTATCAAGTTCATTCCAAGCATATATGATTTTTTGCGTAAATTTCTCAGAAGGACTATAAATTGCACCCGTATTTTGTGAAGATTGAAATAAATTATTATAAAGCTTATGAGGAAATACAATCTTTACTTCGTAAGTATTCACTTTTTCACTTGATTCTATATAAGCATGGCTAGCCACTTCAGCAGCCACATGTCTTGTCCGATCAGTCTGCGTGGGGATGTATTCAAGAACTAAAGTAGGGAATGAACTAATCGTTTCGATGAATAGTTTTAAATGAGAGTAATAAGCGTCTGCATTGTTTTTAACTTTAGCTGATTGAATCTGTGATTCAGTTTGAATAGTCCTATGAATATTATTTACTATTGAAGCAAGTGGCACTGACGAAGCTAATAAAAGCAGTGGAAGTTTACTTATGTTAAGGAAATTTGCAAATCCGTCGGTTGACAGTTGTAAACTATGATCTCTCCAAGCCCAGCAACCGAACAAAATAAAATAGAAAAAGGGCAATAGGATAGAAGCTATAAATAAAGGTTGTTTAAATAAATTATTGTCATTTAACTCAAACCACCCGTAAAAATAAAATATTCCTATTATTGTAAATAGTGAGGCTATTGCCACCGTTAAGAACGCTATCTCAAAACCATAATATATGGTAAAAGTATTTGCAACTATGGATAGTAATAATAAAAAAGTTAAAGTGATAATTTTATTTTTCATAATGTAATCATATTCAACGGGTTTTTGGTAACTGCATCTTCTAAATGATCTGGTGAGAAATGTGCGTAGATCATAGTCATCTTTATATCGGCATGCCCAAGAATTTCTTTAAGAACAAGTATATTACCGCCATTCATCATGAAATAACTTGCGAAGGTATGGCGCAGCACGTGAGTACATTGGCCTTCAGGCAAGTCGATGCCAGCTCTTTTTACTGCACGCTCAAAAGCTTTTCTGCATGGCGTGAATAACTTCCCTCTGTTTTTGGGGAGTTCGTCATACAGATCCTGAGATATCGGTACGGTTCGGTTTTTCTTGCCTTTGGTTTTGGTGTAGGTGATCCGGTATTTCGATAACTGATGGCCCTGCAGGTTTTCGGCTTCACTCCACCGCGCGCCGGTGGCTAGGCATACTTTTGCGATCATCAACAGGCTGGAGCTTTGAGAGTCAGCGCAGGCTTCAAGCAGGCGTTTAATTTCGTCTTGGGCAAGGAACGCCAGTTCCCCCTCTGCGATTTTGAATGTTGGAAGCCCAGCTAGTGGGTTAGGAGCTGACCAATGGCCCAGCTTTTTCAGGGTGCCAAAAACGGATGATAAGTTACGCTGTTCAAGGTTCACCGTGCGTGGTTTTACTGGCGACATTAGCGCGCCTTCTTCGTTACGTACCTCACCTTTCAACCGTGCTTCACGATATTTCGTAAAGTCACCGGCGGTTAACTCAGAGGCGACAGGATCGCCCAGACCATTGCAGATAATGTTCAGTTTCGCCATCAGGCGTTTGGGGTCTGCGAGCGTCTGGCCATACAGAGAGTGCCACTGCTCAATCAGTTCTGACAAACGTCGTCGATCTTCCTTTTCACCCAGCCATGGCTTTTTGTTTACTTCATCCATGGTGAAGTTTTCAAATGCTACAGCCTCGCCTTTTGTCGCAAATTGCTTACGCACACGCTTGCCGTCACGCCCGTTCGGGTAGCACTCGCACAACCATTTTCCATTCGGCTGCTTTCTGATCGTCATATCAAAGACTCTTAATGATTTTCAATGCGCGGCCAACTACCTCGATATCATCCAGGCTGCATTCAAACGAAGAATCATCTTGATGCACAACTAATCTGTTTCCCGGAAGACGAGTTAACTTAACAATGCTTTTTATCCCGTCGATATCGACCAACCACATCCCATTCACTGGTGGTGCCTGGGTACGGTCAACTAAATATGAATCGCCAGCGGTATTTACCAGAAGCAGCTCGCGTGAGTCAGATGGAAGCAGGCTGCTATCAATGATGGCCTTCCCGGCTTCAACCAGCGAACCTCCCATGAGATGAACCTTGTCGATCTCGGGCGATACAAGTTCAGAAAGAGGTTTTACTTTGCCAGAGTTCACGAAATTGATACTTTTTTTATCATCAACTTTTGTTCCGGGTTCACCTTGACCTGTGGTAAGCCAGAGTAAAGAAACGCCCGTTTCAAGAGCACATTGGATTACCCATTCTGCAGGGAAACTGTCTCTTAAGTATCTGTTAGCCATAGTGCTTTTAGATGCGCCTAGGTGATCGCATAGCTGCTGCCTGGACTTAAAATCATAGGCAGCCATTAACCTATGGATAGCCTCTCTACCCCCTGTATTCTCGCCAGCTTTCACCTGTATCATTTCTTAATCCTATTGACGTATCAAATATTGGATCGTAGTATCTCAATTGTTCAATTATTGAATCGCATAAAACAAGATAAAACGACATAAACCAAACCTTAACTGAGAGATACTGCACTATGAGCACCGATATTTCAATTCGTGTACCAAAAGAGATGGCTACACCTGCAGAGTTCGCGGAATGGGAAGGCATTTCCCGCGGTTCTGTTTATCAAAAAATCCACCATGGCCAATTGGCTAAATACATGGTCAAAAAGGAGAAAAACAAGGGGCGTGTATGTCTTCGTTACTTGATGTACAAAACCGATCAGGTTCGTGAGTCCCTAGGTCATTCCAACTTCCGCGTTGTTGTTGGTCAGTAAGTTCAATTATGAGAACTTTCTAAGAGGCTCACATGTTTGATTATAAGATTTCCAAACATCCACACTTTGATGAAGCCTGCCGCGCTTTCGCACTGCGTCACAATATGGCGAAGCTGGCCGACCGCGCAGGCATGAACGTCCAGACTCTGCGCAACAAACTGAACCCGGAGCAACCGCATCTACTCACGGCACCTGAAATTTGGCTGCTGACGGATCTCACCGAGGACTCAACGCTGGTTGATGGATTTCTGGCGCAAATCCATTGCTTGCCATGCGTGCCGCTGAACGAAGTTGCCAGCGAGAAAATGCCTCATTACGTGTTGAATGCTACAGCAGAGATCGGTCGTGTTGCAGCAAGCGCTGTTTCTGGCGAACACCAGACAACAAAGGAACGCCGCCAGGTTATCGAAAGCATCAATTCTGTCACTCGCTTGATGGCACTTACAGCTGTTTCGATGCACGCGCGCCTGCAGTACAACCCGGCAATGGCAAATGCTGTTGATACAGTGACGGGTCTTAGCGCTTCATTTGGTCTGATCTGAGGTGTTTATGCTGAATAAAGAACCCTCATTCGCATCGCTTTTGGTTAAACAAAGCCATGGTATGCACTGCGGCCATGGCTGGATTATCGGGAAAGATGGCAAGCGCTGGCACCCGTCCCCCTCTCAGGAAGAACTACTGGCCGGGCTGACCACTACCAAACAGGTGAAACCATGGCTATTGAAGGTACTTCTGCGACTGTTCCACTAAGCCCGGGTCAACGGCTTGAAGGACTGAACCATATAGCTGAATTAAGGGCGACTGTGTTTGGTCTGAATATTGAGCCAGAGCTTGAAAGGTTCATTAAAGATATGCGTGACCGTCGCGATATAAATCATAAACAAAATGAGCGGGCACTGGCAGCCATATTCTTTATGGCTAAAATTCCGGCTGAACGTCACGGCGTCAATATTAGTGATCTGACTACTGACGAAAAGCGGGAGCTGGTTAAAGCTATGAATCATTTTCGTGCAGTGGTGAGCTTATTTCCCAAGCGGCTAACCATGCCGAATTAACCCACAACAGAAATTAATGGCGTAAACCCGCCGGGCATTCTTTTGCCCAAATTCAGGAGAGAGAACAATGCAGAAAGAATTAAGAAAAATGTTTGTAGCCGAAACCGATTCGCTTATGGCGGTGATCGATATTGCCAAACGTGAGGAGCGCAAAGGCCGCGCGCTCGCAGTTTCAATCCGCCTTGAGGCGCTGGCAATCCACATCACTAACAAAGGGTTAAACGGTGTTGAAGCAGCTGAACTACTGCGCTGCGAAGCAACCCGCTACGAAAACGAATCTCAGGAGCTCCACTAATGGCTGACTCTATGGACCTCGTACAACAGCGCGTTGAAGAAGAACGCCAGCGCCACATCCACACTGCCCGCAACAGAGCGCCGGGCGTTTCCCGTGTGCTTTGCATCGAATGCGATGCGCCGATCCCTCCAGCTCGCCGCCGCGCTATTCCGGGCGTGCAGTGCTGTGTGACCTGTCAGGAAATCGCAGAGCTTAAAGGCAAACACTACAACGGTGATGCTGTATGAATATCAAACATCACACTTTGAGTGGTGCACGTATGAATTCTATCGATCTGCGCTGCTTTGCTTCTAGCACCATCAACACCATCAGTATTTCAGGCGGCAAGGATAGTCTTGCCCAATGGCTGCGGGCCATTGAAAACGATGTTCCTCATATTTCTGTCTTCGCTGATACAGGCCATGAACACCCCCAGACGATGGAATATCTGGACTATCTGGAATCAAAGCTGGGCAAAGTTATCCGTGTTAAAGCTGATTTCACTCGCCAGATCGAAGGCAAACGGAAATTCATTGCAGAGAAATGGCCCGTTTCTCTGGTTCAGGAATGCGGTATGTCTGCCGATGAGGCGGCAGAACGTGTGCACCGTGCCTTGGAAATATTGAAGCCCACCGGCATTCCTTTTCTGGACCTGTGCATGTGGAAAGGCCGGTTCCCTTCCACAAAAGCCCGTTTCTGCACCTTTGACCTCAAGCATGAGCCTGTCAGGACTCAGGTTGTCGTTCCTGCCCTGGAAGAGTATGACGAGGTTATCAGCTGGCAGGGGGTCAGGGCTCAGGAATCACCTGCACGCGCATTGCTGCCGGACTGGGAGGAAGATGCAGACAATACGCCGGGCCTGCACGTCTATCGTCCGATCCTTAACTGGCTGCATGAGGATGTCTTTGCAATTGCAAAGCGCCATGGCATTAAGCCTAACCCGTTATATCTGCAGGGCTGCAGCCGTGTCGGTTGTATGCCCTGCATTCACGCCCGTAAATCTGAACTTGCTGAAATTTTCCAGCGCTGGCCAGAAGAGGTTCGCCGGGTTGCTGAATGGGAAAGAATGGTTGCGGACTGTTCGCGCCGCGGTAATTCAACTTTCTTTCCCTCCACGCATGATCCACGCCGGGCTGAAAAGCGTATTGAGGTCATCACTGTTGATGCTTATGGCATTGAGACTTATCGCGACTGGGCACTGACGACACGAGGCGGCGCGCAGTTTGATTTGCTGGCAAGTGCAAATGACAGCGCGGTTTGCAGCAGTGTTTACGCAGGAGTTTGCGAGTGACGGATATCAGCTCAGGCCGTCCCGTCGCGCCTCTTGTATCAGAACTCCCCGGTAGTGGAGGTAAAGCTACCGGGGCGAATCCCTGGACCGCGCCTAAAAAGGCAATTAACCCCTATCTGGAACCGGCGGAAGTAGCGCCGGAGTCAGCGCTTTCAAACCTCATTACTCTCTATGCTGCGGACAACGAGCAGAAACAGCTGCGCCGCGAGGCCCTGAGTAATGAGGTCTGGGAACGCTATTTCTACAATGAATCCCGTGATCCTGTTCAGCGAGAAATGGAGCAGGACCAGCTGATAAGCCGCGCCAAAATGGCCCGTGAACAGCAACAATTCAACCCCGATCTGGTAATCGTTGCTGACGTGAGCGCCCAGCCAGCGCATATCAGTAAGCCGCTGTTTGAACGGATTAAATATTTCGAGGGCCTGGGCAAAACGAAGGCATATTCCCGCTATCTGCGTGAAACCATCAGGCCGTGCCTTGAACGCCTGGAGCGCGTGCGTACCAGCCAGGTTTCTGCGTCATTCCGTTTTATGGCGAGCCACGACGGGCTGGAGGGTTTGCTGGTTCTGCCCGAAATGAGCCAGGAGCAGGTCAAGCGGTTATCTACTCTGGTGGCGGCACACATGAGCATGTGTCTGAATGCTGCCTGCGGTGAGCTGTTGACGGATGAAGACGTTACGCCGGAAGAGATCCGCCGGTCATGGGAAAGGGTGGCCGCTGAGGCTATGCGCCTTGATGTTATCCCGCCTGCTTTCGAGCAACTGCGTCGTAAAAAGCACCGCCGTAACCCGGTCCCCTACGAGCTTATTCCGGGCTCGCTTGCCCGTATGCTTTGCGCGGACTGGTGGTATCGCAAGCTGTGGCAGATGCGGTGTGAATGGCGGGAAGAACAGCTGCGCGCTGTCTGCCTGGTTAACAAAAAGGCGTCCCCGTATGTCAGCTATGAAGCCGTGATCCTCAAACGCGAACAGCGCCGCAAATCACTGGAGTTTTTCCGCTCGCATGAGCTGGTTAACGCCGAAGGTGACACGCTGGATATGGAAGAAGTGGTAAACGCCAGCAGCAACAATCCGGCACACCGGCGCAACGAAATGATGGCCTGCGTTAAGGGGCTGGAGCTGATCGCAGAAATGCGTGGTGAATGCGCCGTGTTCTATACCATTACCTGCCCGTCACGCTTTCACGCGACGCTTAATAACGGCAGGCCAAACCCGAAATGGACCAGTGCCACGGTCCGCCAGAGCAGCGATTACCTGGTGAATATGTTCGCTGCCTTCCGAAAGGCGATGCACAAAGCCGGGCTGCGCTGGTATGGCGTCCGCGTTGCCGAACCACACCATGACGGCACCGTGCACTGGCACCTGCTTTGCTTCATGCGCAAAAAAGACCGCAAATCCATTACCGCGCTACTGCGTAAATTCGCCATTCGTGAGGACCGGGAGGAGCTGGGCACCAATACCGGGCCGCGATTCAAGTCTGAGCTTATCAACCCGCGCAAGGGTACACCGACCAGCTATATCGCCAAATACATCAGCAAGAATATCGACGGGCGCGGGCTGGCGCAGGAAATCAGCAAAGAAACAGGCAGATCACTGCGCGATAACGCTGAGAACGTAAACGCCTGGGCTTCGCTGCACCGTGTCCAGCAATTCCGCTTCTTTGGTATTCCTGGCCGCCAGGCGTACCGCGAGCTGCGCCTGCTGGCCGGTCAGGCTGCCAGGGCGCAGGGTGACAAGAAGGCAGGCGCGCCGGTACTGGAAAACCCGCGTCTGGATGCTGTATTGGCCGCAGCGGATGCTGGGTGTTTTGCCACCTATATCATGAAACAGGGCGGCGTCCTGGTTCCCCGAAAACATCACCTTGTCAGAACTGCCTATGAGCTTAACGACGAACCGAGCACCTACGGCGATCACGGTGTTCGTATTTATGGCATCTGGTCCCCGATCATTGAGGGCCGGATCTGCACTCATGCAGTGAAGTGGAAAATGGTTCGTAAAGCCGTTGACCTTCAGGAGGCGACAGCCGACCAGGGCGCTTGCGCCCCTTGGACTCGTGGCAATAACTGTCCCCCTGTTGAAAATTTGAACCAATCAGGGGGTGAAGTACCGGATATTACTTCCATGGAAGAAAAGGCGCTGCAGGATTACCTGCATGGAATGGGAAAAAGGGAGCGGCGGGAGTTGGTTTCCCGACTCAGGCTGGTAAAACCGAAGCGAAAAAAGGCTTACAAGCAGAATATTTCTGAGCAGCAGCGCTTGCAGCTGGAGTATGAGCTGCATTCCAGAGGCTTCAATGGCAGTGAGTATGAGGTGAATTTACTACTACGCGGCGGCAGCCTTCCGTCTGGGGGAGGGCTACGCATTTTTTACCAGAACGGGCGGCTGCGTGAGGATGACAAATGGCGTCAGTATTACTGACACATCGGAATTTTTTTGTTTTTGACTCATATCAGGTCTTTCTTATTGAAGGCCAAAAAAGCGTTTTACATTTAGAAATTGGTAATATACTGTATATATAAACAGTGTTGATACATACAGTTATATTGCGTAAGTGGCCGTAAAAGGAGGGAAAATGCAGGATTATCTTTTGGAGTCATTGAAACTTCAGCGCATTGATTTTTTCTTAAAACTGGTGGGGGCAAGCGATTGCAGCGATGAAGAAAAGCGGCTGGCAATCCAGTGGGTTTCTGAACTGACTGACGAGTTGATGGCAAAAATACGTAACCATGAGTACAGCCGCACAATGGACGCTACTAGTTAGCCCTGTGTAAAAAAGACAGTAATCACCAGATTATCTATCGGGGCCAGTTGCTGGAACGGTTTACCTCTAGCGGCTGGGTCTTCTTTCAACGTCCAAAGGAGTCCGGCGGAGGTTTTTTGGTTGGGCTGCACTCATGAGGACTGCTTCTGGCTTGAGATGGAATTCCCGGTTTAGCTCTATGAAGGACTGGGGTTTTTGATGGAAGTCGCTAGGATAGAGTGGCGAAGCGATAAATTTGACGCGAATTATTCCCTGTTTGATTAAAAATGTATTATTTTATAATGACATACTATTTTATCAGGTAGTGCACAATGGATTTGATCTATAAAGTTCTGGCTTCATTGGGTGGAATATCTTTTATTGCATCTGGTGTGTTAGCTTGGATTGGGAAAGTTTATATAGAAAGATATAAGGCGCGGTTAAACAAAAAGACTGCTGAATTTCAATCAGAGCTAAGTGCAACTAATGAAAGGATCAGGGCGAAGCTGGATAATTCTGTTTATGTAACGAAAGCATATTTTGACAAGGAGTTATCAGCATATAGTCTAATCTGGAATTCGATGTTCGAAACAAGAGAAAGTGTACTAAAGTTAAGGCCTGCAGTGGATCAGGTAGACCCTGAAGAACCATTTGAAGAGCGTAAGTTCAGAAGATTGAAAAATTTTGCAGGTGCATTTAATTCATTTGTTATAAGCGTTGAGTCTAATAAACCCTTTATTGCACCAGAAGTTTATAAAATTCTTGACTCTTTTCGGAAGGAATGTCGTTCCGAGTCAATTTTGTTTGAACATGGTGACCCTGAGTTAGATTGGGTAAAATATTGGAAAGAAGCAGAATTGAATCGTACAACCATCAGCAAGCTTTTTGATGAAACGTGTGATGCAATTCGCAATAGGATGCATACGTTAACTGTGGTTACTTAGATTTCAGAACAGTTGTGCTGCCCCCTTTGGCGGTTGTGCATGTCTATGCCGCATGAATCCGCATGATCGTTTAAGGATCGTTTTAGACGAAGCCCGCCAGGAATGGCGGGCTTTTGCTTATGTCATGCAGGCGCATGAAAACCACTCCGTAAAGCGGGCAGGCGTGGCGGGGCTACGAGTGCGCGCAAAGCACATTGAAGACTATTGGATTTAGCAATCACTTCATGTATAAAGAAGAAAAAATGAGGTGTCTATGAAAAAACAATTAACGGAAGAACATCAGAACCAGCTTATAGGCCATCTCATAAAGAAAGAGTTTTATATAGGCGGAAATACAAAACTATCTATATTTTTATGTGGTGGTGATGTGGCTAACCATCAATCGGGTCGACATCAGTTTTCACAGTTTTTAGCAAAAGCGAAAAATGTTGATGTGTTCTACCCTGAAGATCTGTTTGATGACTTACTTGCAGGTCAGGGACAACATAGCCTTCTGAGTCTTGAGAATATATTGGCGGAAGCTGTTGATGTAATAATATTATTTCCTGAGAGCCCAGGGTCACTTACAGAGTTGGGTGCATTTTCAAATAATGAAAGTTTAAGGAAAAAATTAATATGCATTCAAGATGTAAAATTCAAATCTAAAAGAAGTTTTATTAATTATGGGCCGATAAGGCTACTGCGAAGCTTTAACTCAAGTTCGGTTTTGCGTTATCATCCTGATGAGTTGGCTGAACTTTGTAGCAAACCTTTCAAAGATTTGAAAAGTTCTTTTTTATATAAGGGTGTTACAAGGGCTATTAATCGAATATTAAAAGCTCATAAAGTGGATAAAGGTATCGGAAATTTATTATATGTCGATAGGTTTATTTTGCCATGCATATATCTTTTAGAAGATATCAGTTTTAGAACTCTTCTTGAATTAACAAGTAAAGCTATAAAGCAAGATGAGGTTTTATCTAAAATAATTGTTAGGTCGACTCTTACACGGCTTATCAATCAGAGAAAAATATTAAGAACAATAAACGGCTATCAGGTCACTCCTGTAGGTGCTAACTATGTAAGGAATGTGTTCGATAGGAAGAGACTCGATGGTCTTCGTTTGGAGATCATGAACTTTGAAAATCGTAGGAGATCAACCTTTAACTATGATAAAATCCCATATGTGCACCCTTAGCGAGAGGTTTGCCATTCGTGGTGTCCTCTGGATGCTGTTTCGGCATCCTGCAAGTAATCTGAGTCACTGTCTGCTTTCCTTGTTGGAACGGCGAGCATCGCTTGATGCTCTCCGAGCCAACAATGAAACCCGTTGTTTATGGCGTAAGGGTGCACAACTTCTATGAAATCTGCTCGTTTTTCGAACACTTTTAAGTTGAGACATTTGGGGCTACCTGTCATGAGTAGTTTGCAAGATATGTCTAGTGCCACACGTCTCTCTGTTGAAACGCTTCGCCTGATGATATACAGAGCCGATTTTCGGTACAAAATATATTCCATTGAAAAGAAAGGCCCAGAGAAAAAAAAGAGAACAATATATCAACCTTCCCGGGAGCTTAAAGCCTTGCAAGGATGGGTACTCCGTAACATCTTAGATAAATTGTCATCATCCCCTTTTTCAATGGGTTTCGAAAAAAAACAATCAATCCTGAACAACGCTACTCCTCATATGGGGGCAAATTTTATACTGAATATTGATCTGGAAGATTTTTTCCCAAGCTTGACTGCTGATAAGGTTTTTGGGGTTTTTTATTCTCTAGGGTATAACCGCTTAATATCCTCCTCATTAACGAGAATTTGCTGTTATAGGAACTTGCTTCCTCAAGGTGCACCTTCCTCTCCTAAATTAGCTAATTTGATTTGCTCTAAACTTGATTATCGAATTCAAGGATATGCAGGTAGTAGGGGGTTGATATATACAAGATATGCAGATGACCTTACCTTGTCCGCACAGTCGATGAAAAGAGTTATCAAAGCAAAAGACTTCTTAATATCTATAATTCCTAGTGAAGGCTTAAAAATTAACTCTGGGAAAACTTCTATTAGTGGTCCGCGGAGTCAGAAAAAAGTCACTGGTTTGGTTATCTCGCAAGAAAAAGTTGGGATTGGTCGATTAAAATACAAAGAGATTCGAGCTAAAATACATCATGTTTTTATAGGTCATTTAAAAGATATAGAGCATGTGAAAGGATGGCTGTCGTTTATATCAAGTGTTGATGCAAAAAGCCATAAAAGATTAATGACTTACATTGGTAAGTTAGAGAAGAAATATAAATGCAATCCTTTAAATAAATGAAGGCCATCAGGTCTTCATTTATTTTCTATAATGCGTAGCTTGAAAAAATTATCACATCTTCTCCAATCCAATCATTCAACTCCTGCATGCGCTTCTGCAATGGCATCAATTCGTTGCGCACGAACACAAGGCTTGCCTTCTCCACATCTCCAAACCCCCCAACATTACTCGGCATGATCCCCATCATCTGTGGCGGAACGCGGTGTGCCGCCATCATGTCGTCCCGGCTCACGTTCTTGATATTAAGAAACTCATCCTTTGCCGCCACCTCTGACAGCGGGATGATCTGAATCCCATCCTTTTTCCCGTTCGGTGAATACATAAACAGGTTGCGGAAGTTGCCCGGCCCTTTGGCACTTTTCATGGCCTGGCGGATATTGTTCACGTCCTCTTGGTTCTGTGCGGCGTCGGTCATATACATGATGAAGCCTGCGTGGCTGCCGTTGATGTAATACTTCCGGCGGAACAGAGTCGCGGACTCATTCAACAGGGCGGAAGGGATAGCGGACAGGTATTCGGGCAAGCCGTAAATTTCTTGATTCAGGTCCGGCTCCATCAAGTGGAAGATGCTGCCTTTGGTGAACTCATAGGGCTGCGTGGTCATGCCGTATTGCACAAACCAGTAGGTATCGAGATCGATCCCGCGGCGGGTGTATTTCGCCAGTGATGGTTCCAGTGACAGAATGCCGCCGAGCCGGTTCGTCCGTTTCTCCAAATAGGCGTTACCAAACACCAGATAGTCCTGCACGAAGCGGCTGAATGCCTGCTGGCTCAGCAGCGGGTGTGGGATATACGTGCTGGTCAGAATGTTGCGCTTAACGGCAATCGGGGAGCTGTGATGCACGGCCGCACGATAGGTTCGTGCCAGTCCGTCAAAACTTACTGGCGGCTCATACCAGCGATCCATCTGTACGCATTCTACGTAATCCAGCAACTCGCGGCGGTCCAGTACCGGGATCGGATCGCCAAAGCTGAAGGTTTCTGCTTTAGTTGCGCCACTGTGCTGAACATTATGCGCAGCTGCTGCGCGGTTTTTATTCCTCTTGCCCATCAAAAAATCTCCACAATGTTGCTGGTATTGGCGGCTTCGCCCTGCAGCGGTTCGTTAAACAGTGCGTGCATCGTTGCCCAGGCCAGGTCTGCGTGGCTGGCTTCTTCGCTGCGGCTGGCTTCGTAGGTGGGGCGGTTCCCGCTGGCGGTGGTGGCGCGGCGGATTGCCATAAAGGACTGCGCAATGTCGGTGTGCCCGGCGTCAAACTCTAGGCGCCGGTGGCTGATAATGTCGTATGCCTTAAGCACCAGGGCATTTTTGACGTTAGGGTTGTAGACAAACTCACGGACCGCCGGGAAGAACGCCTTAACGTTCTCATAGACGCCGTGACCGACGCCGGTCGAGTCGATGCCGATATAGGTCACGTTGTACTGCTGGGTCAGTTTTTTAATGGCGTCAGCCTGGGCGCGGAAGTCCATTCCGCGCCACTGGTGCCGCTCCAGAATGCGGAATTTGCCGCCCGGCACCGTGGGTGGTGCCATCACCACGCATCCGGCGCTGTCGCCATTCTGCGTACCCTTCGCCGGGTCATAGCCGATCCAAACTTCACGCCAGCCAAACGGGCGCAGCGCCAGCGCCTGAAAGTCGGACCAGACTTCCCAGCTGTCCACCATGCACGCCTGCAGCTCGCTCAGCGGGAATACTGACGCTAGATCGTCAATGAATTCGCACATCAGCAGGTTTTGGTATTCGTCAGGGCTGTACTCCATGCGCAGCTGGTCCAGGTCGAACAGGTTACAGCCGCCGCGCACCGCATCCTCCACGGTGACGATCTGGCGGTACTGACCGTCCGGGCAAAGCAGGCCCGGGGCCAGATTGCCGTGGGTCAGGTCTATATCTACCTTGTCCGCTTTAGCGCGGCCCCGGTTGAACAGGGCGCCGGACCAGAATGGAAAGGCGCTGTGGGTCAGGCTGGACGGGGTTGAAAAGTAGGTCTGCCGCCATTTTTTATGGATTGCCATACCGGACGCCACTTTGCGCAGCTCCTGGAATTTCGGTATCCAGAAATATTCATCCAGGTACAGGTTGCCGTGGTAGCTCTGCGCCGTGCGGGCGTTGGTGCCGAGGAAGTACAGGCACGCGCCGTTGCTGAGCGTCATCGGGTCGCCCTTCAGCTCCACATCCACCTCTTTTGCAAAGTCGATGATGTACTGCTTGAAGACGTGCGCCTGCGCCTTGCTGGCTGAGAGAAAAATCTGGTTGCGACCGGTGGTGATGGCGTCAATCAGCGCCTCCCGGGCAAAAAAGAAGGTCGCTCCGATCTGGCGCGATTTGAGCAGGTTGCGGATACGGTGGCGGTTGCCTGCCTCGTACCAGTGGCGCTGGTAGGCGAACATCGAGCTGTGGAAAACCTCCTGCAGCTTATCGATCTGTTCGTCGGTGAAAACGTTCTTTTCTGGCTGGCGGCGCGGGCCTTTGTTGCGGTTGGCAACCTTCGGATTTAAATCAGCCTCGTTCCCGCCGTCGTTAAATTTACCGATCCGGGCGTGGCGCTCCGACTGGCGCGCCAGCAGGTCAATTTCCTTGAAGTCTTTCCCTTCTTTTTGCTCCTTCATAATGAGCTGGCAGTAGCGCGCGGCGGTGGTGAGCTGCATCTGATCCAGCGGTCCATACTCGCCCCACTTGTCGCGCTTTTTCCAGCTGTGCACGGTTGCAACTTTCTCGCCCAGCATTTCTGCAATGCGGGCTACGCGGTATCCCTGAAAGTACAGCAGCATGGCCTGCCGACGGGGATCAAGGTCTGCTGGGGTCATTGTCGTGTTCATGGCCCAAACATACGGCCTTGCCCGGCGGCTTTCCCTGGCTGCGGTTTGTATGGCTGACCGTACAAGCGCTGCGCGTTGTTTCACTCCCCCCATCACCGCAAACATAAGGCTCCAGTAAGTTATTTCTAACGGAGCACGGCTCATGACAGTTAAAGCAAAACGTTTCCGCATCGGGGTGGAAGGTGCCACCACCGACGGGCGCGAAATCCAGCGTGAATGGCTGGTACAAATGGCTGCCAGCTACAACCCTGCGGTGTATACGGCGCAAATTAACCTTGAGCACATTAAAGGCTATTCGCCGGATGGCACGTTTAAGCGTTATGGGCATGTCACCGGCTTAACCGCCGAAGAAATCACGGAAGGGCCATTAAAAGGGAAAATGGCGCTGTACGCCGAAATTAACCCGTCGCCTGATCTGATTAGTCTGATTAAGCAGTGGCAAAAGCAATTCACCTCTATGGAAGTCAGCCCGAAATTTGCCGACACCGGCAAAGCCTACCTCGTCGGCCTGGCCGCCACTGACGATCCGGCTAGCCTGGGCACCGAGATGCTGGCTTTCAGTGCCACCGCCAAACAGAACCCGCTGGCTAACCGCAAGCAGAGTCCTGAAAACCTGTTTACCGCCGCCGAAGAAACGCTAATCGAACTGGAAGAAACCCAGAACGAAAAGCCGACCCTCTTTGCCCGCGTTTCCGCGCTGTTTACCAAAAAAGAGCAGACCGACGATGCGCGTTTTTCAGACGTGCACAAAGCCGTCGAGCTGGTTGTCACCGAACAGCAGAACCTGAGCGAGCGCATTGATAAATCCCTGTCCGACCAGGACGCGCGCATTTCTGAGCTTGAATCCTCGCTGCAGGAGCAGCTGGCCGCCTTTGCCGAGCTTCAGCAGCAGCTGAGCCGTGAAGACAGCCGCAGAGATTACCGCCAGCGCGCGCCGGGCGGTGACGCACCGGCTGGCACCCTGACCAATTGCTGATGGAGCATAAAACCCGATGAAAAAGAATACCCGCTTTGCCTTTAACGCCTACCTGCAGCAGCTGGCGCGCCTGAACAACGTGGAAGTGGAAGAACTTTCCAGCAAGTTCACCGTGGACCCGTCCGTGCAGCAGACGCTGGAAGACCAGATCCAGCAGTCCGCTGCTTTCCTGACGCTGATTAACATCACGCCGGTTGCGGAACAGTCCGGCCAGCTGCTTGGCCTGGGCGTTGGCTCCACCATTGCCGGAACCACTGATACCACCACCAAAGAGCGCGAACCTACCGATCCGATGCTGATGGAGGACGTGGAATATAAATGCGAGCAGACCAACTTTGACACGGTGCTGACCTACGCAAAGCTGGACCTGTGGGCGAAATTCCAGGACTTCCAGGTGCGTATCCGTAACGCCATTGTCAAGCGCCAGGCGCTGGACCGCATCATGATTGGCTTCAACGGCGTGAAGCGTGCCAAAACCTCTAACCGCGCTGAAAACCCGCTGCTGCAGGACGTGAATAAGGGCTGGCTGCAGAAAATCCGCGAAGACGCGCCGGACCACGTTATGGGCAGCACCACCCAGGACGGCACCACCACCGCAGGCGCGGTGAAGGTGGGCAAGGGCGGTGACTATGCCAACCTGGACGCCGTGGTGATGGATGCGGTTAACGAGCTGATCGACGTGGTGTATCAGGATGATGATGAGCTGGTTGTTATCTGCGGCCGAGAGTTGCTGTCCGATAAGTATTTCCCGCTGGTTAACAAAGAGCAGGAAAACAGCGAGAAAATCGCCGCCGATCTGATTATCAGCCAGAAACGCATGGGCGGCCTGCAGGCGGTGCGTGCGCCGTTCTTCCCGGCCAATGCCCTGCTGATCACCCGTCTGGATAACCTGTCCATCTACTGGCAGGAGGACACCCGCCGCCGTTCTGTTATCGACAACCCGAAACGTGACCGGATTGAGAACTTCGAATCCGTCAACGAAGCGTATGTGATTGAAGACTACCGCTGTGCGGCCTTGGTCGAAAACATCACTATCGGTGACTTCACCGCGCCAGCTGCGCCGGAAGGTGGGGAGTAACGCATGAGCCTGAGTCCCGCACGGCAGCACCGCCTGCGCATTCAGGCCGAACAGGCCTCCCGGGAGGGCGGCAGCGTTCGCCATGCGTCCGGCTATGACCTGATGCTGCTGCAGCTGGCAGAAGACCGCCGCCGCCTCAAGGGTATCCAGTCCACTGTGAAAAAGGCGGCAATCAAGGTGGAGCTTCTGCCGAAGTATGCCGCCTGGGCGGAGGGCGTGCTGGCTGCCGGAGGTACGCAGCAGGATGACGTGCTGATGTACGTGATGCTGTGGCGTATCGATGCCGGTGATTATGCCGGTGCGCTGGAAATCGGGCGTCATGCGCTGCGCCATGGCTGGGTGATGCCGCTGGGCAACCGCAACGTGCAGACCGTTCTGGCGGAAGAAATGGCTGACGCCGCACAAAGCGCCCTGCTGGCCGCCGCCGCTTTTGATGCCGATCTGCTCCTGCAGACGCTGGAACTGACTACCGATCTGGATATGCCGGACCAGTCCCGGGCACGCCTGCACAAAGCCATCGGCGCGGTACTGACCGAAAGCAACCCGGTTTCTGCGCTTAATCACCTTACCCATGCGCTGCAGCTCGATCCCCGCTGCGGCGTGAAAAAAGAAAAGCAGCAGCTGGAGCGCAGATTGCGCAGTGACAGCCGCTAACGAACGTGCCCCGCGCACGGGCGGCACGGGGTGGCGAAAGGCACTGCCACATCAAAACCCCGTCCACCGCCCACTATTTCAGGAGAAAGCCGCATGCAGTTTGTTGCGCCAGAACAGGCACCGGAACAGGCAGACGTTATTAAAAATACGCCGTTCTGGCCTGATGTGGACCTGTCGGAATTTCGCAGTGTGATGCGCACTGACGGCACGGTGACGCAGCCCCGTCTGAGGCAGGTTGCGCTGACAGCCATTTCCGAAGTTAACGCTGAGCTGTACGACTTCCGCAACCGCCAGCAGAAGCTGGGCTACCGGGATCTGGCTGACGTGCCGGCGGAAATGCTGGACGGCAAAAGCGAGCGCATTCAGCACTACCTCAACGCCGTGTATTGCTGGGCGCGCGCCGTGCTCAATGAGCGTTACCAGGATTATGACGCCACGGCGTCCGGGGTAAAGCGAGGGGAGGAACTGGCGGAGGTCAGCGGCGATCTGTGGCGTGATGCCCGCTGGGCTATCAGCCGGGTGCAGGATGCACCGCACTGCACGGTGGAGCTTATCTGATGAAAGTGCGTGCGCATCAGTATGACACGGTGGACGCACTCTGCTGGCGCCATTACGGGCGCACGCAGGGAGTCACTGAACAGGTGCTGCAGGCGAATCCGGGGCTGGCTGAATATGGCCCCTTTTTACCGCACGGCCTGCAGGTGGAGCTGCCGGATATCACGGCGTCAACCACTGCGCAGACTGTCCAGTTATGGGACTGAACTATGACGCTTGAACGAATCAGCGCCTTTATCACTTACTGCGTTGCACTGCTTCTTGCATGGCTCGGCGATTTGTCTCTTAAAGATGTATCGACCATTACCGGTCTTGCGCTGGGGATTATTACTGCAGCGGTGACCTGTTATTTACGCTGGAAAGCCTACCAACTGCTGCGGGACGGCAGAATATCCAGGGGGGAATATGAGTCCTTCAATCGTTAAGCGTTGCCTGGTCGGCGCGGTGCTGGCGATTGCCGCCACGCTGCCGGGCTTTCAGTCGCTTCATACCTCCGTCGAGGGACTGAAACTGATTGCTGATTTAGAAGGGTGCAGCCTGCAGCCATACCAGTGCAGCGCCGGGGTCTGGACTGACGGTATCGGCAATACGTCCGGGGTAGTGCCGGGCAAAACCATAACGGAGCGACAGGCCGCGCAGGGGCTGATTAATAACGTGTTGCTGACGGAAAAAAGGATTGAAGCCTGCCTGCAGGTTAAGCCACCTCAGCATGTTTACGATGCCCTGATCAGTATCGGCTTTAATGTCGGAACGGGGGCAATCTGCCGATCCACAATGGTTTCTTACATCAATCGCCAGCAATGGTGGCAGGCGTGCAACCAGCTCCCCCGCTGGATTTATGTAAATGGTCAACGGAATAAAGGGCTGGAAAACCGGCGCGACCGTGAGCTTGCCTGGTGCCTTAAAGGGGCGGGGGCATGACGCGCGCGCTGGCGGTGATCCTGGCTCTGGTGCTGGCGTTGCTGGGCTGGCAGTCATGGCGGTTCAACAATGCCGGTCACACCATCGTGACGCAGGCTGAGGCGCTTAAAAATAACAAACAGGAGCTGGCGAAGAAAAACAGCCAGCTTATCAGCCTGTCCATTCTTACCGAAACCAACAGCCGGGCGCAGATGCAACTTTATGCTGCAGCGGAGGAGACTTCCGCGCTGTTGCGGAGTCGCCAGCGCCGGATCGAGGAGCTAAAACGTGAAAACGAGGATTTACGCCGCTGGGCTGACACTCCTTTGCCTGCTGACATTATCCGGCTGCGGGACCGCCCGACCCTCGCCGGAGGTGCAGCTTACCGTGAGTGGTTGTCCAAAAGTGACGCAATGCCGCCTGGACAGGTCAGCGCCGCGCAGTAATGGGGATTTGAACCAGGTGCTGGATGAGACTGAGGCCGCCTGGGCGGTATGTGCCGACAAAGTAGACACGATCATAGCGTGTCAGGAGCGAGACAGTGAACAAGCCGCAGTCCTTACGCAACGCCCTGAATAAATCGGTGGCGTATGTCCGTGACAACCCGGACAAACTGCACCTTTTTGTTGATAACGGTTCGCTGGTCGCAACCGGCGCCCGTTCAATGTCATGGGAATATCGCTACACCCTGAACGTGGTGATTGAAGACTTTAGCGGCGACCAGAATTTAGTGATAGCGCCCGTATTGCTCTGGTTAATGACCAATCAACCGGACGCTATTAACAACCCGGAGCTGCGCGAAAAACTTTTTACCTTTGACGTCGATATCCTGAGCAACGATCTGTGTGATATCAGTCTCAATCTGCAGCTCACGGAGCGCGTGATTGTAAGCACTGACGGCACCGTATCGAGCGTTGAAGCGGTGCCGGAACCCGACGAACCCGAAGAAATGTGGACGGTGAAGCGTGGATGACCTGCAGAGGGTGGATGACTGGCTGGCGGCCCTGCTGGCGAATCTGGAACCGGCAGCCCGCAATCGTATGATGCGACAACTGGCGCAGGAGCTGCGCCGGTCGCAACAGCAAAACATCAGGCTGCAGCGCAATCCAGACGGCACCGCCTTTGAGGCGCGCAGGGTGACGGCCAGAAGTAAAAAGGGGCGCATCAAGCGCCAGATGTTCGCCAAATTGCGCACCACTAAATACCTTAAAACAGACGCCACTGCGGACTCTGCCAGCGTGTATTTTGATCGAAAGGTCAAGCGTATTGCCCGTGTTCATCATTACGGCTTGCGCGATAAGGTAAGTCGCCATAGTTTTAAAGTGAAATACCCGCAACGACGTCTTCTTGGCGTAAATAAAGATATTGCAGTTTTGGTTCGAAACACACTGATGTACTGGCTAGTTTAGTCCATCAGTGTGTTGTAAATTGAAAATCTATTGGTTGAATATGAAGCTGGTAATATTTTCAGGGGTGAGGGTTGTGTTTCTTTTATCAATTTTTTGAAGGTGCATTTTATATTTCATTTCAACGTTTCGGAAACCTTGTGCCACAGAAAGTATCTCTACCGGATGGGATGAGAGCTTTATTAAAGAGTTAATGATTGTGTCTAGGTAGATGTGGGCATGTTCAACTAAAATATTTGTTTTTGATGGGGTTTGCCCTGTATGAACTATTAAGTTTCTTGTTCTGTAAATCCTCTTTATTTGCCAGTTAATTCTTTCTGCATGGTTTTTGAGTGCTTGAGAAATAGCTTCAGTTGAGGATATTAAGTTGCTAATATATTCAAATCTCTCTTTCAATAATGGGAATTGTGCTAATTCTATCTTAAACTGATTGATGCTAGGGGCGTGTTCTTGAGAAACAATAAGAATTACTAGTGATTTAGCTATGTCGTCATTTTCAATTAGTCTTAGGAGTGACATAGTGCGAGGATAGTTCCATCGCTGCAAATCTTTTAAAAGGTTTCTTACTAGGTCTTCAATGTAATTTAGGTTTAGAAATGGTATAACTGAATTAACTATATGTTCTATTGTGGATTGATCATCTTTTTTAGATTCGTCAGGGATGAGTGATTCGATAGCAATCCATAAATTTAGAAGTTGGTTTTCTACAGCATTTGTCCGGAGTGCCATTGAATGTAATTGTGCGCTTCTTATAAACTTATTGAAAGAATCCTCACGCATTCTGAAGTTGTTCATGAATTCTTCAAGTCTTCTGCTTGCGTGTTCTTGAACCAGATCCTTACAGCGGTGCATTGGGTTGATGCTATTTTTTATATTAAAAATTTCCCCGCGCTCATTCACTACAATATTCTCTGCAGACCATGATGCTTCTTGCTTATGATGATAGAGTGATAGCAAAGTTGATGCTAGTTTTAAGTTTCTTTCAGCTTTCCTTCTTGCAGTAAATGGATCAAGTGCTTTAACTTTCTTAACTAAAATAGTTCGTTGCTCATGGTTATCGAAAAATTCTTGTTCATTGATATGTTCTGGAGTTGCAAGAACAACCTCAATTTCTAATTGTGATAAGCATGGAGTGATGTAGCTAAATGATTTATCAGCATTAAAATAAACGGAATATGTTTGAGTCTTTGTGGGAATATTTTCTAGGAATGGAATGATCTCTTCATTTGAACTGATTTCTCGTTCTCTTTGGAAGAAGTGTTTCTTTAAACTTTCCATTAAATATTCCTGACTCAGGCCTTTGGATATAAAATGGGTGATTAATAGTCTTGTAAGTCTTCGGATCTTATCGGGATTGTATTCTGAAGTTGTTGTAGAGCAAAGTTCACTGATGAGTCTACTTTCATAATTACCAATATTAAGCTGTACCTTCAGTAACTCAAGAGTTATCTTCAGGTTTTTATTTCCTAACGGATTGTTTTTAAGTTGATCTAAAAATGAACCTAAAGGGGTTTTTAGAAGACTGACTGCTATATCATCATTTTTAATGTTTTTGGTTAACTCGTCAATGACATGGGATATGTGTGCGGGACTTATGCTACCTTTTTCAATATCATCGATAGTTGATATTGCCTCTATACATAAACTTGGTGTGTTCATTATAGAGGGTTTATACGTACTATGGGTGTAATCAAAGAGAAGTTCCTCCATTAACTCGGTGAAATAAATAAGTGAAGTGCATTGTTCAATATTGCTCCAATTATGTAGTCTTCTAAATTTCATTTTAAAACCTTATTTTTTGAGCCTTAAATATATTTTTTGCACATTGTTTGTTGCGTCATACAAACACGGTTTGTTTGTGACCTCAAGTGTTTGATTGAAAATTGGAGAATGAACGCACAACTAACCGAAATCATGCGCCTTATCACCAACCTGATCCGCACCGGCACCGTAACCGAAGTGGACCGGGAAAACTGGCTGTGCCGGGTGAAAGTAGGCGAGCTTGAAACCAACTGGATTAACTGGCTGACACTGCGCGCAGGCGGTGCCCGTACATGGTGGTGTCCGTCGCCGGATGAGCAGGTGGTGGTGCTGAGTATGGGAGGAAATCTGGAAACCGCTTTTGCCTTACCGGCGATCTATTCCAACCAGTTCGCACCGCCGTCGGACTCAGTGGACGGCTGCGTAACGGAATACCCGGACGGTGGCTGGTTTGAGTATGAACCCGCGACCGGCCGCTGGCATGTGCGGGGTATCAAATCCATGGTGATCGAGGCGGCAGATAACATAACCCTGAAAACGGGGGAGTTTGTGGTGGAAGCAAGTAACACGCGCATAAACAGCGAGGTGGTGATCAATGGTGGTGTCACCCAGGGCGGCGGCGCCATGAGTTCTAACGGGATCGTAGTCGATAAACACGGTCATACCGGGGTTAAGTCCGGCGGCGATACATCGGGAGGTCCTGTATGACGCTGTATATCGGTATGAATCAGGACAATGGCAAAGCCATTTCTGATGCGGACCATTTGCGGCAGTCGGTCAGGGATATTCTGCTGACTCCCCAGGGAAGCCGTATAGCCCGCCGGGAATATGGTTCCCTGCTGTCAGCATTGATTGACCAGCCCCAGAACCCTGCGCTGCGCCTGCAGATTATGGCGGCTGTTTACGTATCGCTGAGTCGCTGGGAGCCACGGCTTACGCTGGATTCCATCACCATCAACAGCAGTTTTGACGGCTCCATGGTGGTTGAGCTAACCGGGAAGCGTAATAACGGCGCGCCTGTTTCTCTTTCGGTATCAACAGGAGCAGACAATGGCAGTCATTGACCTTTCCCAGCTCCCCGCGCCGCAAATCGTTGACGTGCCGGACTTTGAATCCCTGCTGGCTGAGCGTAAGGCCGCCTTTGTGGCCCTGTATCCGGCAGACGAACAGGACGCGGTGCGGCGCACGCTTGAGCTGGAATCTGAACCCATCACCAAACAACTGCAGGAAAACACGTACCGGGAAATCCTGCTGCGCCAGCGTATTAACGAGGCGGCGCAGGCGGTTATGGTGGCTTATGCCATGGGCGGCGATCTCGATCAGATAGCGGCCAACTACAACGTGAAGCGGCTGACGGTTACACCTAGCGATAACGACGCGGTACCGCCGGTCGCAGCGGTAATGGAAAGTGACGAGGCGTTGCGCATGCGTGTTCCTGCTGCATTTGAGGGGCTGTCCGTTGCGGGACCAACGGCGGCTTATGAGTTTCACGCTAAAAGCACGGACGGGCGAGTCGCTGACGCCAGCGCAACCAGCCCGGCACCGGCTGAGGTGGTGCTTACCGTACTGAGTCGTGAGGGTGACGGAACGGCAGCGGCGGACCTGCTGACGGTGGTTGAACAGGCGCTTAACAGTGAGAACGTGAGGCCGGTTGCTGACCGTCTGACGGTGCGCAGCGCTGAAATTATTCCGTACAGCGTGGATGCAACAATCTTTCTTTACCCGGGGCCAGAAGCTGAGCCGGTGATGGAGGCGGCAAAGGCCAGCCTGCAGAAATATATCGCCAGCCAGACGAGGCTGGGGCGCGATATTCGCCGCAGTGCTATTTATGCCGCGCTGCATGTTGAAGGTGTGCAGCGTGTTGAGCTGGCCTCGCCGCTCGCTGATATGGTGCTGGATAAGACACAAGCCGCTTCATGTACGGAATGGAGCGTAACCAACGGGGGGACGGATGAATAGTCTGCTTCCTCCGGGTTCATCGTCGCTTGAGCGCCGCCTGGCGCAGACCTGCAGCGGAATTTCCGATCTGCAGGTGCCGCTGCGCGATTTATGGAACCCGGCAACATGCCCGGTCAAGTTTCTGCCGTATCTGGCGTGGGCCTTTTCGGTTGATCGCTGGGATGAAGGATGGGCGGAGAGCGTGAAGCGCCGCGTGGTGCAGGATGCGTTCTATATCCATCAGCACAAGGGCACAACCAGCGCTGTGCGGCGTGCGGTGGAGCCGTTCGGCTTTCTGATCCGCATCATTGAATGGTGGCAGACCGGTGAGGCGCCGGGCACGTTCCGCCTGGATATCGGCGTGCAGGACCAGGGCATAACAGAGGAAACCTATGTGGAGCTGGAGCGCCTGATTGGTGACGCCAAACCCTGCAGCAGGCATTTGATCGGCATGTCCATAAATCTGCAGACGAGCGGGCCATATATTGTGGGAGCTGCCACTTACAGCGGCGAAGAAATCACGATTTACCCGTATATCAACGAAACCATCATTTCTGGTGGTTCTGCCTACGAGGGCGGCGCCGTCCATGTTATTGACACAATGAGAGTGAACCCATGAGCGCAAAATTTTATACCCTGCTGACGGATATCGGCGCGGCGAAACTGGCAAATGCCGCCGCGCTCGGTGTTCCGCTGAAAATCACACAGATGGCGGTGGGGGATGGCGGAGGCGTGCTGCCAACGCCAAACGCACAACAGACAAAGCTGGTCGGTGAAAAACGCCGTGCAGCTCTGAATATGCTGTATATCGATCCGCAGAACAGCAGTCAGGTGATAGCTGAGCAGGTGATACCTGAAACAGAGGGCGGTTGGTGGATTCGTGAAGTTGGGTTGTTTGATGAAAGCGGCGCGCTGATTGCTGTCGGTAATTGCCCGGAGAGCTACAAGCCGCAGCTGGCAGAGGGCAGCGGGCGTACACAGACAGTGCGCATGGTGTTAATTACCAGCAGCACCGATAATATTACGCTGAAAATTGATCCTTCCGTGGTGCTCGCTACCCGTAAATACGTGGATGATAAGGTACTGGAGCTTAAGGTGTATGTGGATGAACTGATGGCGGCACATCTTGCGGCAGCTGATCCGCATTCGCAATATGCACCAAAAGCCAGCCCGACGTTTACCGGCACCCCAAAAGCCCCGACGGCGGCAGCTGGTAACAATTCCACTCAGCTTGCAAATACTGCTTTTGTGCAGGCTGCTATTGCAGGGCTTGTTGGTTCCTCACCTGCAGCGCTTGATACATTGAACGAACTGGCGGCGGCGTTAGGTAACGATCCTAACTTTGCGGCCACTATGACTAATGCTCTGGCGAACAAGCAGCCTCTGGATAACACACTGACAGCCTTGTCAGGAAAATCTATTGCGGCCATTCTCGAATACCTTGGTTTAGGAAGTTCCAAATTCGTAATAAGCCGGGGCAGAAATGCTAACGGATCATGGGTCATTTGGTCTGATGGCGCCATTGAGCTTATGGGGTATGGAGTAACTATTGATAATGGTCTGGCAACAGTGAATTACCCAATCGAGTTGCCTGATTTAAGTCGCTTGATCAGTATTGCCGAACGTATTTCCGCTGATCCAGGTGTTGGGGCCAACGTCACCCACTCATCTATGGTTATTGATTCATTGACAACAAAAGCTGGTTTCAAGGCTCGCTGCATAATGTCTGCTACGGGCAATCCATCAAGTAATGGTTTTTCATGGAGGGTTTATTATGCGCCTGTTTAATCCAAACACTATGACAGAGGTTATCCCCGGTTTTCACGATACTAAAGGGGCGATTGAACTGCCTGCTGATAACTGGTTTTTCAGAACTTCAGAAATACCGAAAGGGATGCGCCTTGATGTAAATGACAAAGGTGAACCCGTTCTGTTAGAAATTAAAAATGAAATGACAGAAAAAGGTGAAGTTGACGCCATCTGATTGATACAAAACCTCGGTTTAGGGGAAGGCTCCGCGCTTCCAGTTGGTGTACCAGTTCCATGGCCATCAGCAACTCCACCGGCAGGGAGGCTCAATGCAACGGAGCAGCGTTCACGGCTTCTCAATATCCGAAACTTGCGCTTGCTTATCCTGCCCTCAAACTGCCAGACCTTCGCGCTGAGTTTATCCGCGCGGGCGTATTGTGTGATTAAGGGAACAATGCCGCGTAGCTGTCTGCGCGGCCCATTCAATTCACCATAGGGCGAAACCTAAACACCGGAGGGTTCGCCGTATGGCTCAGGATTATCACCACGGTGTGCGTGTCGTTGAGGTCAACGATGGCACCCGCCCTATTTCAACAGTAAGCACGGCAATTGTCGGTATGGTCTGTACCGGCGATGATGCAGATGCGTCCGTGTTCCCCCTCAATAAACCGGTCCTGCTCACCGACGTGCTGACCGCCAGCGGTAAAGCAGGCGAGTCCGGCACGCTGGCCCGCTCGCTGGATGCAATTGCCGACCAGGCTAAACCCGTGACCGTCGTTGTGCGCGTGGCTCAGGGTGAAACCGAAGCGGAAACAACCTCCAACATTATCGGCGGCGTGACAGCCGACGGTAAAAAAACGGGGATGAAAGCGCTGTTATCTGCGCAGTCCCAGCTCGGCGTTAAGCCGCGCATTCTTGGCGTGCCGGGGCACGACACGCAGTCAGTTGCCACTGAGCTGCTGAGCGTGGCGCAGAGTCTGCGCGGGTTCGCCTATCTGTCAGCCTACGGCTGCAAAACGGTAGAGGAGGCCATTGCCTACCGCGCTAATTTCAGCCAGCGCGAGGGGATGCTGATCTGGCCTGATTTCATCAGTTTTGACACCGTGCTGAATGCAGACGCGACGGCTTACGCCTCAGCCCGTGCGCTTGGCCTGCGTGCCAAAATTGACGAGCAGACCGGCTGGCACAAATCCCTGTCCAACGTGGGCGTGAATGGCGTCACCGGCATTTCTGCCGATGTGTTCTGGGATTTGCAGGACCCTGCAACCGATGCGGGGCTGCTGAACCAGAACGATGTCACCACGCTGATCCGCAAAGACGGTTTCCGCTTCTGGGGCTCCCGCTGCCTCAGTGACGATCCTCTGTTTGCCTTTGAAAACTACACCCGCACCGCGCAGGTACTGGCTGACACCATCGCCGAAGCGCACATGTGGGCGGTGGATGGCGTGCTTAACCCGTCACTGGCCCGCGACATTATCGAAGGTATTCGCGCCAAACTGCGCAACCTGAAAACACAGGGCTACATCATCGGCGCCGACTGCTGGCTGGATGAGTCCGTAAACGATAAAGATTCCCTGAAAGCCGGGAAGCTCACTATCGATTACGACTATACGCCGGTACCGCCTCTGGAAAACCTGATGCTGCGCCAGCGCATCACCGATCAGTATCTGCTGGACTTCTCCAGCCAGGTCAGCGCGTAAGGGGACAAAATGGCTTTACCACGCAAGTTAAAACACCTGAACCTGTTTAACGACGGGAATAACTATCAGGGGATTGTTGAGTCCCTGACCCTGCCTAAATTCGGCCGCAAGTTTGAAAAGTATCGCGGCGGCGGTATGCCCGGTTCGGCTGATGTTGATCTGGGGCTTGATGATGGCGCGCTGGATACAGAATTTTCAATCGGTGGCACCGAACTGCTGTTATTCAAGCAGATGGGTAAAGCCACCGTTGACGGCATCCAGCTGCGTTTCAACGGCTCCATTCAGCGTGATGATACCGGCGAAGTGCAGGCCGTTGAGCTGGTTGTGCGCGGGCGACATAAAGAAGTCGATTCCGGCGAATGGAAAACCGGCGAGAGCAACACCACAAAAGTCAGCAGCACCAACAGCTACGCGAAGCTGACCATTAACGGCGAGGTGCTCTATGAGGTTGATGTGATCAACATGATTGAAATCGTTGATGGCGTGGACCTGATGGAAGAACACCGCAACGCCCTGGGCCTCTGATCTACTTTAAAGGCGCGGGCAGCCGCGCCAGTACTTTATTAACAGGAAATGACAATGAGCGAACAACAGACTGAAAAAACCGTACAGCTGGACACCCCAATCAAACGCGGTAAAACCGAAATTGCCGAAATTGTGCTGCGCAAGCCGCAGTCCGGCGCGCTGCGTGGCACCCGTCTGCAGGCGATCATGGATATGGACGTCGGCGCGATGATGACGATTATTCCCCGCATCTCCACGCCCGCGCTGACCGCTCAGGAAATGGCTGAAATGGACCCCGCCGATCTCACCGCGCTGTCGGTTGAGGTGGTCACTTTTTTGTTGAAGAAATCGGTGCTTGCCGGTTTGCCGACAGCCTGACGGTAGAAGACCTGGTGGCTGATATCGCCACCATTTTTCACTGGCCGCCGTCCGTCACTGACGTTATGCCGCTGACCGAAGTGCTGGAGTGGCGGCATAAAGCGATTCAGAGAAGCGGGGCCAGCGATGAGTGACACTAACCTGCGTTTGCAGGTAATTCTAAATGCGGTTGATAAGCTCACCCGCCCATTCCGATCAGCGCAGGCCAGTTCTAAAGAGCTGGCTACCGCCATTCAGCAAAGCCGCGCAAGATTAAAAGAACTGGACGCCAAGGCGGGCCGTATTGACGGTTTCCGCAAGGCAAGCGCGCAGCTGGCCGTCACCGGCAACAGTCTTAAAGCCGCACGCGAAGAAGCGGCGAAACTTGCCACGCAGTTCTCGGCCACAAACCGGCCGACGGCGGCGCAAGCGCGTCTGCTGGAGCAGGCAAAAAACCGCGTTAACGAGCTGCAGAGCAAATACAACGGCCTGCGTCAGTCGGTGCAGCGTCAGCGTCTTGCGCTCAATGAGGCCGGGCTGGACACCAAAAAGCTGAGCAGTGCGCAGCGGGAGCTGCGGCAGAATGCCGACGAAACCCGGCAGGCGCTGGACCGACAGCAGAAATCCCTTAAGCGCCTGGGCGAGCAGCAGGCCCGTATGAACGCCGTACGCGATCAGTATTCGCGGCGCCTTGAGGTGCGGGATCGTATCGCGGGTGCCGGAGCAACAACTACTGCCGCCGGGCTGGCGATGGGCGCGCCGGTGATGGCAGCCGTTAAAAGCTATGCCAGCATGGAAGATGCGATGAAAGGCGTTGCAAAGCAGGTTAACGGGCTGCGGGACGACAACGGCAATCGCACAAAACAGTTTTACGATATGCAGGATGCCATCAAGGCTGCCAGTGAACAGCTGCCGATGGAGAATGGCGCCATCGACTATGCCGCGCTGGTTGAAGGTGGCGCCCGCATGGGCGTGACAAACCAGAACGATTCTTACGAAGACCAGAAGCGTGACCTGCTGGTCTTTGCATCCACTGCAGCAAAGGCCGCAACGGCATTCGAGCTGCCCGCTGATGAGCTGGCGGAAGGGCTGGGGAAAATCGCGCAGCTGTATAAAGTGCCGACCCGTAATATTGAACAGCTGGGCGATGCCCTGAACTACCTGGACGATAACGCCATGTCTAAGGGCGGCGATATCATCAATGTGCTGCAGCGCATGGGCGGCGTGGCTGACCGGCTTGATTTCCGCAAGGCGGCCGCGCTGGGTTCCACCTTCCTGTCTCTGGGCGCCGCGCCTGAAATTGCCGCCAGCGCATCAAATGCGATGGTGCGCGAACTGTCGATTGCAACCATGCAGAGCAAGCGGTTCATGGAAGGTATGGATCTGCTGAAACTCAATCCAGAAGAGATTGAAAAGCAGATGACAAAGGACGCAATGGGGACCATTCAGCGTGTGCTGGAGAAGGTCAACAAACTGCCGCAGGACAAGCGCCTGTCCGCCATGACGATGATATTTGGCAAGGAGTTTGGCGATGATGCGGCGAAGCTTGCAAACAACCTGCCGGAGCTGCAGCGACAGCTGAAACTCACCTCAGGCACTGAGGCTAACGGCTCCATGCAGAAAGAATCCGATATCAATAAGGATTCACTTTCCGCGCAGTGGTTGCTTGTGAAAACCGGCGCGGAGAATGCTTTCAGTAGCCTGGGGGAAACCCTGCGCCAGCCGCTGATGGATATCATGGGGTACGTCAAAAACGTTACGGGGGCACTGCGTCGATGGGTTGAGGCTAACCCGCAGCTGGCGGGCACGCTGATGAAAGTGGCGGCAGCCACAGCTGCGATCACCGTTGTGCTCGGTACGCTGGCGGTGGCGGTGGCTGCCGTGCTGGGGCCACTGGCGTTGATCCGTTTTGGCCTGTCCGTGCTGGGTGTAAAAACACTCCCCTCCGTTATGTCTGCAGTGACCCGCACCGGCGGCGCGCTGTCCTGGCTGGCAAATGCGCCGCTTTCCTTCTTGCGCCGTGGCATGGCGGCATCCGGCAGCAGCGCCGAATTGCTGGCGTCTCCCCTTAACTCCCTGCGCCGTTCTGCCGGGCTGGCTGGCAATGCGCTGAAAGCGCTGGCCGGTGCGCCGCTTGCTGTCCTTCGCGGCGGAATGTCTGGTATTCGCAACATTATCGGCATGGTAATGAATCCGCTGGCCGCGTTGCGCGGGGGATTATCCGCAGCCGGTGGCGTGCTGCGTTTTCTGGCGTCCGGCCCGCTGGCCCTCCTTCGCGTTGCGCTGTACGGGATTTCTGGACTGCTGGGCGCCCTGCTTAGTCCGATAGGGCTCGTTGTGGCGGCGCTGGCTGGCGTGGCGCTGGTTGTCTGGAAATACTGGCAGCCTATAAGCGCATTTTTAGGCGGAGTGGTTGAAGGATTCAAGGCTGCAGCTGCGCCTGTCAGTGCGGCGTTTGAGCCACTGCAGCCTGTTTTCCAGTGGATAGGTGACAAGGTCCAGGCGTTGTGGGGCTGGTTTACTGACCTGCTGACGCCGGTTAAATCCACCTCTGCAGAACTGCAAAGCGCGGCGTCGATGGGACGGCAGTTTGGGGAAGCGCTGGCGGCAGGGCTGAACATGGTCATGCACCCGCTTGATTCGCTTAAATCGGGCGTGTCCTGGCTGCTTGAAAAACTCGGCATCGTCAGCAAGGAGGCGGCCAAAGCGAAGCTTCCTGAGCAGGTCACGCGGCAGCAGCCAGCCACGGTAAACACAGACGGTAAAGTGGTGCTGCCGCCTGGCGGATTCCCGCCGATGGGTTTTGCTGGCATGTACGACAGCGGCGGTACCATTCCGCGCGGCCAGTTCGGCATCGTGGGTGAGAATGGCCCTGAGATTGTTAACGGGCCCGCCAATGTCACCGGCAGGAAACGGACTGCTGATCTGGCAAGGGCGGCGGCAACGCTCAATCCTTCACGGACGGAAACGGCCAGCGCTAAACAACGTCCTGAACGCGGGATAGTTCTGCCGCCTGATAGTGTGAACGGTCCGGCAAATATTCCGGCAATCAATCGCACTACTGAACTGGTGAAACTGGCGGCAACAGTAAGCCCCGTTCGTGATGTAACAGCCAGCCCGGAGCAACGGCCTGAAAGCAGGTTAATACTGCCCCCTGAGATTGTTAACGCCCCGGTAAAACTTCCTGGTCGGGATCGTGCTGCGGAGCTGGCTGATATCGCTGCTGCCGTCATGCCAGCACCGGCCATTATGGAAATCACGGATAACAGGGCTGACCCGGTGGCTATGCGCCAGAAGATGTTCGCTTCCGTGGTCGCTGGCGTAATGGGCCTGGCGGCTGCCCCGGCAGAAGCCGCACCACTTCATCCGTACAGTGTGCCTGTCAGGACGCAACCGGCGCCGTCGGCAAAGGCAGAGAGACAGCCACAGGTAATTAAGTACGAGATAAGCGCGCCAATTCATATTGTCGCCCAGCCAGGGCAAAGCGCACAGGATATCGCCCGCGAGGTGGCCCGGCAGCTTGATGAGCGTGAGCGCCGGGCCAGGGCAAAAACACGCAGTAATTTCAGTGATCGAGGGGGTTACGAATAATGATGATGGTGCTGGGGTTGTATGTATTCATGCTGCGCACCGTGCCCTATCAGGAGCTGCAGTATCAGCGCAGCTGGCGGCACGCTGCTAACAGCCGGGTAAACCGGCGCCCGACAACGCAGTTTCTTGGGCCGGATAACGATTCGCTTACTCTGTCCGGCGTCCTGCTGCCGGAGATTACCGGCGGCAGGCTGTCTTTGCTGGCACTGGAGCAGATGGCGGAGCTGGGGAAAGCCTGGCCCTTGATTGAGGGGAGCGGGACGATTTACGGCATGTTTGTGATCGAGAGTCTGAGCCAGACAAAAACAGAATTTTTTGAGAGCGGTATGCCCCGGCGCATCGAATTTTCGCTGAGCCTGAAACGGGTGGATGAATCGCTGTCTGATATGTTTGGCAGCCTCAGCGATCAGCTCAGTAATTTGCAGGACTCCGCCACCTCTGCGATAGGCAATATGAAAAATACGGTTGGGGGGGTACTGCAGTGAATTTTAGCTCTGATCTTCTGAACCTGAACAGCAAAACCCCCGGTTTCAGCATCACCATTGAAGGTAAAGATGTGACTACCGTGCTGGATGCGCGCCTGGTGAGTCTGACGCTGACGGATAACCGGGGCTTTGAAGCGGACCAGCTTGATCTGGAACTGGACGACTCGGACGGTCAAATCGTTCTGCCGCGTCGGGGGGCCATTATTCAGTTTGCGCTGGGGTGGAAAGGTCAGCCGCTTTTTCCGAAAGGGGCCTTTACTGTCGATGAGATTGAGCACAGCGGCGCGCCTGACCGTCTCACAATTCGCGCGCGTAGTGCAGATTTCCGTGAAACCCTTAATACGCGGCGTGAAAAGTCCTGGCATCAGACAACGGTGGGCGAAGTCGTGAAGGAAATCGCCGCCAGGCATAAATTAAAAATGGCGCTGGGGCAGGACCTGATGGACAAACCTGTGGATCATCTTGACCAGACCAACGAGAGCGATGCGAGTTTCCTGATGAAGCTGGCGCGACAGTATGGGGCGATAGCCTCAGTTAAGGACGGCAATCTGTTGTTTATCCGCCAGGGGCAGGGCAGAACGGCAAGCGGTAAGCCGCTGCCGGTTATCACCATAACCCGCCAGGCCGGTGACGGTCATCGTTTTACCCTGGCCGATCGCGATGCCTATACGGGGGTGATTGCCAGCTGGCTCCATACCCGTGAGCCAAAGAAAAAAGAGACGGCAAAGGTTAAGCGCCGTCGAAAGAAAACCACCGCGGCAAAGGAGCCGGAAGCAAAACAGGGAGATTACCTGGTGGGAACCGATGAAAACGTGCTGGTACTCAACAGAACTTATGCAAACCGCAGTAATGCAGAGCGAGCGGCAAAGATGCAGTGGGAGCGCCTGCAGCGCGGGGTTGCAACATTCTCCCTGCAGCTCGCAGAGGGAAGGGCTGATCTGTATACCGAAATGCCGGTGAAGGTGAGCGGCTTTAAACAGCCCATTGATGATGCCGAATGGACCATTACCACGCTGACGCATAGTGTCAGTGCAGATAATGGGTTCACTACGACTCTGGAGCTTGAAGTTAAGATTGATGATCTCGAAATGGAATAAATCGTTCTCAAAATTGAATAATGGTGTATCATTATTGTGATTTTGGCAAAAGTGGTGGGATAACCGGAATGATGAATTGTCCAGAGTGCGGCCAGGCAGCCCATACAAGAAGCAGCTTTCAGGTTTCAGCAACTACCAAAGAACGTTACAACCAGTGCCAAAACATCAACTGCGGTTGTACTTTTGTCACGCATGAAACATTTGTTAGGCATATCATTAAGCCTAATGTGATTTCTTCTGCGCCCCCACATCCGGGAAAAAATGGACAAGGGCACATGAATTTTTAAAAAGAACCCGCTTTGAAAGCGGGTTTTTTGTCGCCAGTCCAAAAGCCTGTCGCCATTTTGCCGCCATTGGAAAAGAACAAGGGGTTACGTTTTCACGTAACCCCTTGTTTTATTTGGTGGAGCTGGCGGGAGTTGAACCCGCGTCCGAAATTTCTACATCCTCGGTACTACATGCTTAGTTTGTCTTTACATTCGCACGCCAGCTGCGAACAAACACGCCACTAACGTACTAGCCTGATTAGTTTTAACGCTTCAACCCCAGGCAGGGCTTCCACGCGATCTCTTTTGGGTTTGACCTCTCTTGAATCCCCGTCTTAAGAGCGGAAGCTAGGGAGAGAGGGCTCAGAGCAGGTTATTAAGCTGCTAAAGCGTAGTTTTCGTCGTTTGCGACTATTTTTTTGCGGCTTTTTACGAGGCAAACCGCCCCTCGGCATGCACCTTGGGTTTCGCAAATCCCGTCGAATCCAGAATCAGCCCCAATAGTGTTGAACTGAGTATACCAGATTTTACATCCTGGATACCAGCCCGGAACGCTAACTTATTGAATAGTACAATAAGTGCGCAGAATCAACGTCCTGCGTTTTTCATAATACGTGCTTTGTCGAGCTGCCATTCGCGCTCTTTCAGATCGGTACGTTTGTCGTGCTGTTTTTTACCCTTCGCGACGCCAACTTTCACTTTGCACCAGGCATTTTTCCAGTACAGCGACAGGGCAACCACGGTGAAGCCTTCACGGTTAATGCGCCCATAAAGGGACTCCAGTTCGCGCTTGTTCAACAGCAGCTTACGGGTACGCGTTGGGTCACACACGTAGTGTGACGAGGCGACGGTCAGCGGCGTGAAGTTGGCACCGAACAGGAAGGCTTCGCCATCTTTCAGGATCACATAGCTATCACCGATGTTGGCTTTCCCGGCGCGCAGCGATTTTACTTCCCAGCCCTGCAATGCAAGGCCAGCTTCGAATTCTTCTTCAATAAAATACTCGTGGCGAGCACGCTTGTTGAGCGCAATGGTCGCCGAGCCTGGTTTATGTGCTTTTTTCTTCGTCATAAGTATCGTAAAGCCATCGGTAATCTGATTTCAAAAAGTCACCTCATTGCGTCCTGTGAGGTCTAACGCGCTATATTAGCACGAGATGAGGCTTAGCGTTTTTTTAACAGGTGATAAATGTTATTATTTGTCGGTTGTGTGACCATGGGAAATGCTATGCCTCAGATTAGCCGTACTGCGCTTGTTCCATACAGCGCGGAACAAATGTATCAGTTAGTGAACGACGTTCAGTCTTATCCAGAATTTATTCCGGGATGTACCGGGAGCCGAGTGCTGGAGTCTGGCCCGACGCAGATGACGGCGGCGGTCGATGTCTCCAAAGCGGGGATCAGCAAGACGTTCACCACCCGCAATACGCTGACGAGCAATCAGAGTATTTTGATGCATCTGGTAGATGGTCCGTTTAAAACCCTGATGGGTGGCTGGAAGTTTACCCCCCTCAGCGCTGATGCCTGTCGCATCGAGTTCCAGCTGGACTTTGAGTTTACCAATAAACTGATTGAGCTGGCGTTTGGCCGCATCTTTAAAGAGCTGGCCTCGAATATGGTTCAGGCGTTCACTACCCGCGCCAAAGAGGTTTACAGTGCCGCATAA